GAGCATTTGTATAAGCGTGATAATCCTATGTCTTTGGATAAGTCTGAGTTTCAGAAGTTTATGAAACGTCTTCGTAAAGCGTTTCCTAATAAACGTATTCGTTATTATATGTGTGGTGAGTATGGTGAGAAGTCTAGGCGTCCTCATTATCATGCTATTTTGTTTGGAATTGATTTTCCTGATAAGGTTTTAGTTAAGATTGTTGATGGGAGACGTTATTATTCGTCTGCTATGTTACGTGATTTATGGCCTTTTGGTAATAATATTGTTACTGATGTTACTTTTGATACGTGTGCTTATGTAGCGCGTTATATTATGAAGAAGGTTTTAGGTAAGGATGCTTGGAAGTCGTATTTTGAATATTTAGATGAGTTAACTGGTGAAATTGTTGGACAACGTGTACCTGAGTACACTACAATGTCCCGACGCTCTGGAATTGGTAAAGAGTGGCTTGATAAATATTTACTAGATGTTTATCCGAAGGATAAGATTTTTATGCGTGGACGTGGCTATTCTAGGCCTCCCAAGTATTATGATTCTCTTTATGAGATCATTTCTCCTACTGATTTTATGTCTTTAAAGCAAGCCCGAGTTGATGCTGCTTGTAAAAACTCTGATGACAATACTCCAGTTCGTTTACATGCTAAGCAAGTTGTTAAACTTGCTCAGATTAGTGTTCTTAAACGTGACTTAGATTAATTTAATTCAAGGAGTTTTATATGTCTCAGTTAAGATTGTATTCTTTGTATGATTCTGGTGTTGGTGCTTATTTGAAGCCTTTTTGGTCTGATCATAAAGCTAATGCTATACGTTCTTTTATTCAGTTGGTTAATGATAAATCTGATCCTAATAATATGGTTGCTAATCATCCAGATCAATTTGTTTTGTTTGAACTTGGTATTTTCTTTCAAAATTCAGGAGCTTTTACTCTTCATAACTCTCCGTTGTCATTAGGTACTGCTGTTGAGTTTGTGAATGTTAGTAAGGATCCTCAGCGTCTTGCTGAAAAGGTTTTATCTGTTGCTAGTTAGTTTTTGGAGCCCCACTGTTTTTTAGTGGGGTAACAAGCGGAGCGCGTTAGTCTTAATTTTTAAATGGAGTTTAGTTATGCATAATCCTTCAGTTATGAAACATGATTTTAGTAAAGCCCCTCAGGCTGTTATTCCTCGTTCTAGTTTTAATCGTTCTCATGGTTATAAGACTACTTTTAATTCTGGTTATTTGATTCCGTTTTTTGTGGATGAGGTTATTCCTGGTGATACTCATAATTTGCATTCTACTGTTTTGTTACGTTTTGCGACTTTGTTATTTCCTTTGATGGATAATGTTCATATTGATATTCAGTATTTTTTTGTTCCTATGCGTTTGTTGATGGATCATTTTGAGCGTATGATGGGTTTTCAACCCAATCCTGGTGATTCTACTAGTTTTATTTTTCCTACTGTTACTTCTACTAATACGACTGATTTTGGTGAAGGTACTATTTATGATTATTTTGGTATAGCTACTAAGATTTCTGGTGTTGCTGTTAATTCTATGCCTCTTCGTGCTTATAATAAAATTTATAATGATTGGTATTGCGATGAGAATTTACAGAGTTCCGTTATTGAGAATGTTGATGATGGTCCTGATGCGGTTTCTGATTTTGCTTTGCTTCGTCGTGGTAAGCGTCATGATTATTTTACTTCATCTTTGCCTGCTCCACAGAAGGGTACTGCTGTTGAGTTGCCTTTAGGTGCTACTGCTCCGATTGAGCGTATTTCTAATGCTGGTACTTGGGTTGCTTATCAGTCTACTAATAATAATTTTGCTGCTAACGCCAATGTCTCTATTGGCGGTGGTGTTGGTGCTTTAGGTAATGGTATTACTTCTATTTCTTTGGATCCTGCTGGTGGTTTGATTGCTAATCTTGGTAGTGCTACTGCTGCTACTATTAATGATTTACGTCAATCTATTTCTGTTCAACGTATGTACGAACGTGACATGCGAGGAGGTACTAGATACCAGGAGTTGTTATGGAGTCATTATGGTGTCCATGGTGGTGATAGTCGATTACAACGTGCGGAGTTGTTGTCGGTTTATACTGAGAGAATGGATGTTAATGTTGTTCCTAATACTTCTGGTGATGGTACTAGACCTCAGGCTGATTTAGCTGGTTATGGTTCAGCTGTTTGTCATAAAGCTGGTTTTATTAAGTCTTTTGTTGAACATGGTTATGTTATTGGTTTGATTTCTGCTCGTGCTGATTTGACTTATCAAAATGGTACTGATCGTATGTGGTATGCGTCTACTCGTTTTGATTTGTATTGGCCTGAATTTGCTAATTTAGGCGAGCAAGCTGTTTTACAGCGTGAGATTTTAACTTCTGGTACTTCTGCTGATACTGATGTTTTTGGTTATCAAGAAGCGTGGGCGCATTATCGTTATAAGAATTCTAAGATAACTGGTTTATTTCGTACGAATGCGACTGGTACGCTTGATTCTTGGCATTTGTCTCAAGATCTTTCTGGTGGTGTTGCTCTTAATTCTACTTTTATTGTAGATAATCCACCTACTACGCGTGTTAAGGCGACTTCTGGTGATCCAGATTTTATTATGGATACTTATCATAAGTTGATTTCTGCTCGTCCTATGCCGACTTATTCTGTTCCTGGTCTTACTCGTTTATAGGAGGTATTTATGTTTTCTACTGCTCTTGCTGCGGCTGCTGCCGCAGCTGCTTCTGGTGCGAGTTCAATTTTTGGTCAGGAACGTGCTAATCGTGAGAATAGAGATATTTGGCGTAAGTCTCAAGCTTGGCAGGAGATGATGTCTAATACTGCTTGGCAACGTACTGTTGCTGATATGAAGAAGGCTGGTATTAATCCAATGCTTGCGGTTTCTCAAGGAGGAGCTAGTACTCCGACTTCTGCTATTGGTGCTCCAATGCAGGATTCTTTAGGTAGAGGTGTTTCTTCTGCTATTGCAGCTGCTTCTTTGAATGCTCAGCTTCAAAAGAATCAGGCTGATATTGCTGAGTCTAAGAGTCGTACTGCGTTTAATGTTGCTCAAACTATTGCTACTACTGCTAAGACTGCTAAGGAGCGTGCTACTCAACCTGTTTATGGTTTGTTAGGTGATATTTTTCAGTCTTCTGTTAATTCTGCGAGGTCTTTTGATGAGAAGAATCCACGTGGTAATAGGATAGATTTGTCTAAATCTATTTTTAATAGACGTGGTTCTTCTGCTAAGTCATTTCGTGATAATGATTTTCGTAGTAATCGGTATAATTTGTCTAAATTTATTTTTAATAAGTAGGAGTTGTTATGTCTAAGGTTGTTAAGCATTTTAGAGATGATTGTGGTGTTGTTCGTGATGTTGGTGAGATTTGGTTTGATCGAGCTGGTAATGAGTGTCATTTTAGAGATGATGGTAAGATTTATTGTCGAACTGTTAATAATGATCCTACGATGACTATTCAGTCAGAGAAGGATGCTTGTGATGTTAATAAGATTGTTGAGAAGTGTAGACGTACGGGTCTTATGACTAATGTTCGTAAGGATGAACCTCGTTATGGAGATTTTTCTTCTGCTGTTGATTATCATGATTGTGTTTTTCGTGCTCAACAGGCGCAAGATTCTTTTATGGAGCTTTCAGCCTCCGTTAGGAGTCGTTTTGAGAACGATCCTGGAAAGCTTATAGATTTCCTTGCTGATCCTAATAACCGCGAGGAAGCGGTTAAATTAGGTTTGGTTGCCTCTCCTTCGGTAGTCCTTGAACCGGTTAAGGATGAGGTTCCACCTTCTAAGGAAGGTGGTTAACTTTTGCCCGCCAGTGACTTCTACTTGACGTAACTGGCGGGACTGACACCATTGTGGATAACTTTGGTGGAAGTTGTGTTTTTTTCTCTCATGTTTTTTTAAAAAAAAGGAGTTTGATTATGCGAAGACGAAGATTAGGTAGAAGACATTCTAAGAAATTATTTCATAAGACTGCTAAGAGGGTCCATCCTCGGAATCACCGTCCTGTAAGTACTCGTGGTGGTTATCGACTTTAGCGGTACTAGTAAGAGTCCTTACTGGAAGTAAGGAAATTACTGGTTGTTTTGACCATCCTGTTACTAGCAGTTGGTCATTTATCACCCAAGAATTGGTTAGGTGAGGTTTGATTGTATGGCATGTTTTTATCCTATGCAAGCTTTAAGGCTTGATCAGAAGACTTCTAAAGGGAAGTCTGTTATTCGTTTTATTCCTAAGAATCAATGGGATCAGTATGTTTCTGATCCTCGTTTGTTACAAGGTTTACCTTGTGGTCAGTGTGTTGGTTGTCGTTTAGAGCGTTCTCGTCAATGGGCTATTCGTTGTATGAATGAAGCTCAGCTTCATGATGATAATTGTTTTATTACTTTAACGTTTGATGATGAGCATTTGTATAAGCGTGATAATCCTATTTCTTTGGATAAGTCTGAGTTTCAGAAGTTTATGAAACGTTTGCGTAAGCGTTTTGGTAAGGTTCGTTATTATATGTGTGGTGAGTATGGTGAGACGTCTAGACGTCCTCACTATCATGCTATTTTGTTTGGAATTGATTTTTCTGATAAGGTTTTAGAGAAGATTGTGAATGGGAATCGTTATTATACTTCTTCTATTTTATGTGATTTGTGGCCATTTGGTTTTAATATTATTACTGATGTT